GACTCTGAAAGAATCTTATTTCGGACAGAAGAAGACAACAACATCCACAGCGTCCGCTCCTCAAGAATTGAAAGAAGAAGCAGAACACGTTGAGCCAGCTACTGGTGCAATGGCTGCTTATCTTGACGCACTTGGACGTATGAAATAGGAACTCGTTAATTTTTAACTAACAACTCTTAGACCGATGCAACAAAACATCAATTATCAACAACTCACTGAAAAGTGGGCTCCCCTTCTCGATCACGAAGGGTCAGATCCAATTAAAGACGCACATAGAAGAAACGTTACTGCGGTTCTTCTCGAAAACCAAGAGCAAATGCTCAGAGAAGAGAATGCTTTCCAGTCTTTGACTGAAGCATCTCCTACTAACTCCGCTGGAACTGGTGGATTTAGTGGTTCTGCTGCTGCAGCAGGTCCTGTTGCTGGTTTCGACCCTGTGTTGATTAGTCTTATCAGACGTGCAATGCCTAACTTGGTCGCATATGACCTTGCTGGTGTTCAACCAATGTCTGGTCCTACAGGACTTATCTTCGCAATGAGATCCAGATTCACTAATCAGAGTGGAACTGAGGCTCTCTTCGATGAACCAGATACAAGCTTCTCTGGACAGAACTCCTCTCAGAACCTTACAGGTGGCATGACAGATGTTGCCGCTGGTTTCGGTACTACATCTTCTCCTAACGGAACAAACCCTGGCGTTCTTAACCCTGTTGGTTCCGCAACTACTACTGACTACTCTGTTGGTCAAGGTATGGTTACTGGAGAGGCTGAGGCATTAGGAGACGCTGCTGCTAACGCTTTCCAAGAGATGGCATTCAGCATCGAGAAAGTTACTGTGACTGCGAAGTCCAGAGCACTCAAAGCTGAGTACAGTTTAGAATTGGCTCAAGACCTTAAGGCAATTCACGGATTAAACGCTGAGTCTGAACTCGCAAACATTCTCTCTACTGAGATTCTTGCTGAGATCAACCGCGAAGTTATCCGTACTATCTACAAGGTCGCAGAACAAGGTGCAACAATCAACACTGCAACTGCTGGAACATTCGACTTAGACACTGACTCCAACGGTCGTTGGTCAGTTGAGAAGTTCAAGGGACTTCTATTCCAGATCGAAAGAGATGCGAACCAAATCGCACAAAGAACTCGTCGCGGAAAGGGCAACGTGGTTCTCTGCTCTGCCGACGTTGCTTCAGCTCTTACAATGGCTGGAATCCTTGATTACACCCCTGCACTTAACGCTAACTTAAACGTTGACGACACTGGCAACACATTTGCTGGTACACTTGCTGGTAAGTACAAAGTTTACATCGATCCTTTCGCTGCAAACAATGACGCTAATCAGTACTACGTTGTTGGTTACAAGGGTACTAACCCTTATGACGCTGGACTGTTCTACTGCCCTTACGTTCCTCTTCAGATGGTTCGTGCTGTGGGTCAGGACACCTTCCAACCAAAAATTGGCTTCAAGACTCGTTACGGAATCGTTGCAAACCCATTTGCCGAAGGTAACGTATCTAACCAAGGACTTGGAAGACTTCTTTCCAACGCTAACCGCTACTACAGAAGAGTCAAGGTTGCAAACCTTATGTAATTCGGATATTACAATCTTCACAGAGAGACCCGAAAGGGTCTCTTTTTTTGTGCCTATATAGTAAGCACTATACTGTGTGAAATTATGACACAACCAAACAGTAAGTGGAAGTGGATCGCTATAGGCACTGTGGGTAGTCTCTTTGCAGTATCACATATCGGTATGATAGGTATGTTGAGTCAAAGAGGATCTAAGTTACCACAGATTAATTTACCTGTAGGTGACTATACCTCTTATAGAGCAGACGTAAGCGAAGATGGATATCGTATTGACTATAAGGGTAATGACCCTACAGTGATGCGTGTGGAAAGGGATAGAAATGTAAAAGGCGGTTTTCTGGGATTGGGTAACAATAAAATCAGAACCGTTGAGGAGTATACTATGGACGGAGCTCACCACCAAGGAGGAGCGACATCCAACCCAAGATCTTGGCAAGATAACACCAACGGAGGAGGAGAGTCGGGAAAGCTCACTGCCCAACAAGTCGAGTGTATCGAGGCGGTCGGTGGTGGAAAGCAGACTGGCAGAGTTGTTGGGACTAGTATTGGTACTGCTGCTGCCCCTGCCGTTGTTAATATTCCCTTTGTTGGGTGGCTTGCTGCTGGTTGGATCGCGATGTTCGGAGGAAACCAAGGAGCGGAAATAGGTGGTAACATGGCTTCTGAACTTGCAGATGCCTGTGAGGATCCCGAATTGTCAGATAAATAAAGATAAAAACCATGGCAGAACAAAGTCTTTTTGATAAACAAATACAAAATAGGAATTTTCTGTCTCCAGCTGGATTCAAATTTACTTTGCAGAAGGCTCCAAAGGTTGATTTCTTTTCTAAATCTGTTTCCATACCTAACCTAACTTTAGGTGCTGCGGTTCAAAGCACTTATTTCAAAGACATCCCTGTCCCTGGCGATAAGTTGCAGTATGGTGATTTAGATGTAGAATTCTTTATAGATGAGAATCTAGAAAACTATTTGCAAATTGAACAATGGATGAGGGGTCTTGGATTTCCTGAGTCCTTTGATGAGGCAATCGATCTAAATCCTCAAGTAACAGATCTTATAAACGCTGCCAGATCTGATGGATCTATCTTTGTTTATAACAGTAATTTCAATCCTATTGCTAAGATTAACTTCAAAGGTCTGTTCCCTACTGCTTTAACACCAGTTCCATTTAGCGCTGATGTAACTGATATAAATTATATTGTAGCGACTGCTACTTTCAAATATACTATTTTTAATGTGGAGAGTCTACTAAAGGATGAATCTTGAATTTATACAAGACTTATGGGATAAAGATTCCATAATTGATAATGAATTACTACACAACGAATCAACAAAAATACCCGCTTTACACGCAAAATACTACAAAATTTACACCAATATCCTGACACTACAGAAGGCTCAGGAAACTCAGTATAAGATTTTAAAGAAAGAGAAGTGGATATATTATAGTGGCAAGGCATCACCAGAGGTGTATGCAGAGAATCCGTTTGACTATAAAGTTTTAAAAGCAGACTTAGACAAATACTTCGATGCAGATCAAGACCTCATTAGGTGTACTGCAAAGATAGAATATTATCAGATCATGTTGGATTATCTTGATAGTATTCTCAAGGTTATACAGAATCGAACGTATCAAATTAAAAATGCCATTGAGTGGCAACGATTTACGAATGGATTATGAGTGATCTTATTATTGCCAAGAAGAATGAAGTACATCTTACGGTAGATGCACCTCCTCATGTGCAACAAGAGTTATCTGATTACTTTACCTTTGATGTTCCTGGCGCAAAATACATGCCGCAATATAGGAATAGACATTGGGATGGTAAGATCAGACTGTTCTCTACTGCAACGGGCGAAGTGTATGTGGGTTTACTTGACAAGATTATTGCTTGGGCAAGAAAGTCAGACTATAGTGTAGAGTTCAAGAACAATGAGACATACGGAACTCCATTTGAAGAGAATGATGAGATATCACTTGAAGGCGTAAAAGATTATATGACTGCAATCTCTAGTTACAAACCTAGAGACTACCAAGTACAAGGTGTATTTGATGCACTTAAGTACAATAGAAAATTAATTATATCTCCAACTGGGTCAGGTAAATCCCTGATGATATATGCCGTTGCGAGATACCATGTAGGAAGAAAGAGAAGAATATTATTAGTTGTACCAACCACATCTCTCGTAGAACAGATGTTCAAAGACTTCCAAGATTATGGTTGGGATGTAGAGAAGTATTGTCATAAGGTTTATGCTGGTAGAAAGAAAAGCACACAACAACGTGTAACCATATCAACGTGGCAGTCCATCTATAACATGGATAAACAATGGTTCTCACAGTTTGATGTAATCATTGGAGACGAAGCACACCAATTCAAGTCCAAGTCACTCATTGGTATCATGTCAAAACTCAAGGATACCAAGTATAGATATGGATTTACAGGAACTCTAAGTGGATCACAGACACACAAGTGGGTGCTAGAAGGATTATTTGGTCCTTCTTACAAGGTAACTCAAACATCCGATTTACAAAAGAAAGGACAACTTGCTAAGTTAGATATCCGAATTATCTTACTCAAACATCCAGCGATTCCGTTTGATGATTACAGAGAGGAGATGAATTATATCATAGAACATGACAAAAGAAACCTATTCATCAAGAATCTTACCTTAAGTTTGAAAGGTAACTCTCTAGTTCTATTCAGTAGAGTGGAAGCTCATGGTGAACCACTATATAATTTAATCAATGAAGGTAATGATAGGAAAGTCTTTTATGTGCATGGAGGTGTAGATAGTGAAGAACGTGAAGAGGTTAGATCTATCGTCGATAGAGAAGCAGATGCGATCATTGTTGCGTCTTACGGAACTTTTTCTACAGGAATTAACATTAAGAACTTACATAATGTCATTTTTGCATCGCCTAGCAAATCTAGAATTAGAAATCTACAAAGTATTGGTAGGGTCCTTAGAAAGGGAAAGAACAAGAACAGAGCAATGTTATATGATATCGCAGACGACATCTCAGTCAAGAGTAAAAAGAACTATACATTGAATCATCTTATAGAACGTGTTAAGATATACAATGAAGAGAACTTTAATTATGAAATTAGAAAGGTATATTTGAAATGAAAGTCTTAGGAATTTACGGTTCTATTCTATTTGATGGCACTTGTCAGGATTCATATGTTCATGATGCTGGTGCAACTTTATTTGTAGATGGTGTTCATGTTTGCAGCATACAAGAAGAGAGATTAAGTGGATTGAAATATGACGGAAGTTTTCCAGAGAAGTCCATAGATTATGTCATGGAAGGACTTCAAAAGGAAGATATAAATCTAGTCATGTTTGTGGACATTGGATTACAAGATTGGGTAAGAAGTCTTGAAAAGAATGAACCCCAAGAGTATCTACAGGAAATGTTCCCAAATGCAGAGATAGGATATATCTCTCATCATCAAGCACATGCTTATTCATCTATATTCACTCAACCATCTGATACTGGAGTGTGTATTGTAATT